CCAATATGAACGCTTACCAAAAAATCTAAATAATTCAAATACTTATTTGTTTATATCCGTAGGAGGAAATGATTTATTAGAAATATATAAATATGGAAATGTGGAAGTAAATAATCACGAACCTTTAGACTTTATTTTTGAATTTTATAAAAAGGAAATAAATAAACTGCGTAAAAAAACAAATTGCACGGTAGTTTTAACGGATTTATATTATATCACTGACCCAGAATATAAAAAGTTTTATCCACTTATAAAAAAATGGAATAAAAACCTACATTCCTTTTCAAAAGAAAAAAACATAGAAGTCTATAAAATAAGTAATTTAGTAAAAACCCCTTCACATTTTACAAATAGTATCGAACCGTCTTCTATTGGTAGCAAAATAATAGTTGACAACATAATTAATTTCTAATTATATATCAATGAGTTTAAAAAATTATGAAGAAAAAGAATTGGAAATTCTAAGAAGTGCTGTTGATAAGGCAGAAGAACGGACTGATAGAAAAACTGCAAATGCTCCTATTGTAAAACAAATTATATCGGTAGTTGAAGAATTTTTAAGAAAAAAGAAATTAGTTTGCTATGGGGGAACTGCAATTAATAATATATTGCCTCAGGCGGACCAATTTTATGATAAATCTCTCGAGATACCCGACTATGACTTCTATTCTGCAACTGCATTAGATGATGCAAAGGAACTTTCCGATATTTATCATAAAAGAGGTTTCCCTGACGTAGAAGCCAAAAGTGGGGTTCATCATGGAACTTATAAAGTATATGTTAATTTTATCCCGGTTGCAGATATAACCGCATTAGATCCTTATTTATTTAAAAAGGTAAAGGCTGATTCTATTAGTGTAGATGGTATATTATATGCACCACCAAATTTTTTAAGAATGGCAATGTATTTAGAACTTTCTCGCCCAAAGGGAGATGTCAGCAGATGGGAAAAGGTATTAAAACGCTTACTTTTATTGAATAAAAATTATCCAATTGTAAATAAAAAATGTAATGAGGTGAATTTTCAACGGTCTATGGAAACCACGGTGACAAAGGTAAAGGGTCAAGAAGTAGATATTTATAATATTGTTAAAAATGTATTTATTAATCAAGAAGTAATATTTTTTGGTGGATTTGCGAATACTCTTTATTCCAATTATATGCCTTCAAAATTAAGAAAAAGATTGCAAAATTCTCCTGATTTTGATGTATTGTCTACAGACCCCGTTAAAACCTCCACCATTGTGAAGGAGCGTCTTGAAGATGAAGGTATAAAGAATGTTAAGATAGTTAAACAAAGTGGAGTTGGAGAGATTATCGCAACCCACTATGAAATACTTGTTGGAAAAGATACAATTGCATTTATTTATGAGCCATTGGGTTGTCATAGTTATAATGTCATTAACATTTCTGGAAATGCTCTTAAAATTGCAACAATTGATACCATGTTAAGTTTTTATTTGGCTTTTATTTATGCAGATAGACCCTATTATGATACGGATAGATTATTATGTATGTCTCAGTATTTGTTTAAGGTTCAACAGAAAAACAGATTACAACAAAAAGGATTATTAAGGAGATTTAGTATTAGTTGTTACGGAGATCAGACAACATTAGAATCCATGCGGCAAGAAAAAACAGAAAAATTTGAAGAACTTAAAAGCAAAAAGAATTCGCGTGAATACGAGGAGTGGTTTTTAAAATATACTCCGGGCAAAAAGAAAACGACTCAAGAACCTAAAAAGGGAACACAGAAAAAAACAAAAAAAACAGAAAAGACGTAAAGGAAAAACGAACCGGGTATTTTCTTGGAAATAAAATATGTAATATAATATAATGACCGATAAAGCACCACTCCCTGATATACCAAATCCACCAAAAATGCCCGATATGCCTGATATGCCAAAAATGCCTGATATGCCAAAAATGCCTGGAATGCCCGATATGCCTGATGTGCCCGATGCTGAAAAAATATCACAAAATATTGCAGATATTGCCAACTCGGAAAGTGCACAAACAACAGGTAAACTTTTTATTCTTATAGGATTTATGTATATATTATATATTATCTACTTTATTACAAGACAACACCGCGAATCATTTACATCTTCGTATTCATCTTGTCTGAAACAAGGATATAATAATGATTTTTGTTTAAGGGTTCCTTTTGATTCATGTATGAATTGTGATAAAGAATTAAAGGATAAATTTATACCCAAGCAGTTTTACACATTTAGTTCATAAATTATTTAAATATATTGTAAATAATTTATATATATGATGAAGTATGGATTCGTGATGTTTATGTATTTTATTTCGTCTACCTATTCTTATAATTCTCCTCAACAAATACAAAAATATGCCCGGGATAACTATCGATTGGTTCCTTATTTTTCACGCCCTTATGTTGCAAGAAATAATCTAAATTATGATCAAAAAAGGGAATTAATCCAAGAAGGAACGATTGGCCTTATGTATGCCGCTCGCAAATATAATGAAACAAAGGGTTTCGCGTTTTCTACCTACAGTAGTAGATGGATTAAAAAATATATGGGAGATTATATAAAAACCCAATTTAATTCCCACTTGCCTTTAAAAGATGAAACCATAATACAGGAACAGTTTAGAGAAAACTATGATTATCTTCTTACAGGATTAACAGAGCAGGAAAAAAAACTAATAGTAAAGCGATATATCTACAAAATACCGGTAAATAAATTAGCAAAGGAATATGGTTGCTGCAGAAATACGATTACAATTAAGTGTAAGAAAATAATTAAAAAAATACGTAGAATTAATGTATAAATGGAAACTGAGCGACCAACCTGGAGAGATTATTTTAAAGAAATTGTGTCAGTAACATCAAAGCGTTCTCCTTGTGAAAGACTGAAAGTAGGATGTCTTATTGTAAAAGATAATCGTATTATATCGCAGGGATACAATGGATTTCTTCCGGGATGTCTCCATAAATCTTTTGTGAGAAACAATCACGAACAAGCCACGGTTCATGCCGAGCAAAATGCGATAACAGACTGCGCCAAACGTGGAGTGAGCTGCGACAAAGCCGAGGCTTACATTACGCATTATCCCTGCATTAACTGCACAAAGATATTGTGTGCTTCCGGAATAAAAAACATTTACTATATAGAAGATTATAAAAACGATGAATTGATACCGGAAATCACGGAAATGGCGGGGATTATGATTGAGAAGATTTAAATTTAAATTATATTTACAACGTTAAAAATAACTAGTTTAATCAATACCGTTTGTTAAATACAGATACATTTTACTATTTTTATATGTGTCAAATGTATTTCTATGACTATAACAAAAGGTATCACATGTATATCGCTTGCAACGAAGCCCCTTTTTTGTATATCCCCTGCATTGATGTTTTTCAGTAGTCTTAACCCAATAACTATCAGGAAAATAAATAGAAAGAGCTTTGTATGTTGGGCGTATTTGTAATGCGTTTAAGTAATCGATGCACTTAAAACATAATGAATAGTTTATTCTTATTTCTGGTGTGTATAATTTATAGTATTTTCGATTTACACAACGAAGTTCAAGTGTCGGTTTAATATATTCATTAATTTCATTTAACAGATCAGGGATGAGACAGGGTGTCATTCTTTAGTTACAAATATCATTTTTTATTAAAATACTATTTCAATTTTAATTTTTATTTCTATATTTCCAATTGGTCTAGGATAGAACCTGCCAAATCTTGACGAGGGATTGAAGTAAGTAATGTTTTTCCATAAGATAGTGCTCTAGGTCTTAAAATAAATGTTTTCAAATTAGGATATTTATTTTTAAACATATTATAGTTAACCATTTTTTCCTGCTCATTTTTTGCTCTATATACATCATCCAAATACCATTGATTCATTGCTACTATACCTAATTCATTTTTATTTAAACTATCTCCTACACCATATGCACTTACTAAGGTAAGCGTTTTACAAGTATCGGGTAAATCTTGCAGTATTTTACACATTAATCTATCTGAGTAATCATCTTTGAATGGCCTCGCGCCTGTAGTAAAAACGATGTGTTCATATTTAAATCTTGATAAGTCATTCCAATAATTTTCTTTTACTACTTTATTTGTAACATAAATTGGCTGATTCATAATTTCGTTAAAAGAATTTGTCCTACATGGAGTTGTTAAAAATGGCTTTGTTGTTAAAGCCAATACAGTGCTATTTCTATTTAATGAAGTCTGATACACTAACTCTTTACCTAGTCCACTTGATGCCCCTACAACACATAATTTATATGCATTAATCGGCAAACTTGCGAATAGTAATGAAAATATCGAATAAAAACGCATATATATATTTAGATTGTAATTTAGTTTTTAAATAAATATTTAAAAATAATTGACATTATTATTTTTATATGTATCGCCAGTTATTTAACTTTGTTAAAAGAAGACTTCCACGAATATCAGATACCGAGCTAATAGCATTAAGAAGCGGAAATACATCTATTGATAGACAAATACTTGAAGGGAAAGTTGAATTTCCGGCCAAATTTAATTATAAAAATAAATTTTCAAATAGAACCTTGGAATATTTACTTAAAAACTTCGATAATTCTGTTATTTATCCTAACAATAACCAAAATAAGTGGATAAATCATCTTGCCAAAAATAAATATTTTAGTTTTTTAATTCATGAAAAGTATGGCGGTATAAAATTATCAAACAATGAACTATCGGACATATTAACAAAAATAACCAGCGTGGACCCTGCTTTAGGTGTAGTTACGATGGTTCCTAATTCATTAGGTCCGGGTGAACTAATAACGCTATATGGCACAGAAAAACAAAAAGAAATGTTCTTGCCTAAATTAGCAACCGGTCAATATATACCCTGCTTTGGGCTGACAGGACCGCAAAATGGTTCCGATGCTACGGGTTCTATTGACAAGGGTGTATTGGTTAAAAAGGATGGAAAGGTTATGATAAAAGTTAAACTCAATAAAAGATATATTACATTGGCTCCGGTATCTAATCTTATGGGAATCGCCTTTGATTTAGAAGATCCTGATAATCTTCTTGGGAAAGGTGGTATTACCGTTGCATTAGTTGAAAGAGGCCATGATGGATTACTCCAGGAAACTTACCACAATCCCATGAACGTCGGGTTTCCCAACGGGACGATTAAAGGTGAATTTTATATTGATTTAGAACAGATTATAGGTGGTCCAGATAATGTTGGTAATGGGTGGAAAATGTTAATGGAATGTTTATCTGCTGGTAGGGGAATTAGTTTGCCTGCTACAGCAAATGCTAGTAGCAAGGTTGCATCCTTTGGGATCTTTAATTACATGCAAGTTAGGCATCAATTTAAAATGCCCTTGTCTGGCATGGAAGCCATTCAAGAAAAATTTAACAAAATGATTTTCAATACGTGGATTATCCAATCATCCGTAGCATTAACCAACGATATCTTAGACCATGGAAATTCGCCCGCAGTCCTAAGCGCTATTATGAAACAGCAGTGTACAGAAAGAGGTAGGGATGTTCTTAATCATGCCTTGGACATTCATGGGGGCGCAGGAATTTGCATTGGATACAGCAATTTCTTGGAAAAATACTATAGAAGTGCTCCGGTTGGTATCACGGTTGAGGGGTCTAATACGTTGACCCGGTCGTTGATTATATTTGGTCAAGGTTTAAACAAAAGCCACCCGCATATTTTTCCTATTCTAGATTCTATATTAAAGGATGATATAGACATGTTTAAAGATAGTTTTAACAAAATGATTACACATTCTATTAGACTATATGTAATGAGTTTTAAGTCTTCTATTTCACTAGACCAACAAATTATTAATTTTGCCAATTTAACAAATTTTGTAGCCTTAAAAGCGGGTGCATTAAAGAAAGAACAAATGTTATCGGGAGATATGGCGGATATATTTAGTAATTTATATTTAGCGCTTAGTGTTATCTATTATCATAAAAATAATAATGCCAGTGAAAAACTAACTAACTATATTGTAAATAAACTTATTAATGAAAATCAAGGTAAAATCAACAAAGTAATTGATAATCTAGGTCCCGAGAGATTTCTTGTGCAACACATGAAAGGAAAGGTTAAAGTCTCATCATATTGTGAAGAGCGAGAGATATTTAAAGAGATTATGAATAATGAAAGTATTTTAAATGAGATCAAAAAAAATATTTATTTAGAAAAAAATATACTTGGCGATCTTAATACAACTAAAAAATTTGATAAAAAATCTCCTTTATATATCGATTTAGAAAATAGAATTATAAATGTAGATGAGTTTCCAATCTCTGAAGCGTCCATGTTGAAAAAATGAGAATATATTCTTTTATCCATAAATTATATGAATGATTATGACATTGTTATAGTTGGGGGAGGAATATCGGGCATATACTTAATGTATCAACTTTTAGAGAAAAAAAATGTCAAGGTGTTACTACTTGAATCTAATGAGAGATTTGGTGGTCGGGTTCACACACACTACGAAAAGGTCGATGGGAAAGACTATGTCGTTGATTTAGGTGCAGGGCGGCTAGGATTTCATCATACACATATTATGGAATTGGTTAAAAAACTTAATTTGGAAAAAGACATATATCCGATTCCGTCTACGAGTGAATATGTAGAAAATGGGGTTAATAAAACCTCGTTTAAAAATAAGATAATGAATAAACTTTACCACTTTTTAAATCTTAAAAAAATAAGGAATCTCTCCAAGACAATTATGCAAAACTTTTCTTTAAAGGGATTTCTTGAGAGATATATGTCAAAAGCAGTGGTTCAGCAAATGATTCGTGTATTTGAATATAAATCCGACTTTACATTACTTAATGCCTATGACTCTAGTCGTCTTTTTAAAAGCGACTATAAAGATTCGTCAAAGTTTTTTGTGCTTAAAAATGGTATTCAAAGTATTACCGATGCCATGATTTCTCGAATTAAAAAACACAAATCCTATCCTCGTAAATTTGGATTGAAAAATCTCTCCACGGTTACCGATATTAAACTTCATGATGAAAAACAAGGTTATATAGTTGCGTATAAAAACACGGCTTCGGGAAAGGTTTCGCGGGTCAATGCAAAAAAGGTTGTTTGTGCCCTTCCAAGAAAAAATCTTGTTATGTTACCCATTCTAAAGCCTTATTTAAGTGATTTAAATTCTGTTCGAGATGTTAATCTTCTTCGTATATATGAAATTTATGAAAAGCCCTGGTTTCAATCTCTGAAAAAAACGATTACAAATGATCAACTTCAATATGTCATACCTATTAATCCTGCAAATGGTCTTATCATGACTTCTTATACTGATTTAGAAAATGCAAACTATTGGCTTAAATTATATACGGATAAAGGAGAAGATAAACTGAAGCAGACTCTTCGCGAAAAGATTAAAAAAAACTTTCACGTCGATGTGTCACCCAGCAAATGGTTAAAATTTAGTTATTGGGATATGGGAGTAGGTGTTTGGAAAAAAAAGGTTGACAGTGATTATCTTAGTGAAAAAATACTTAATATCATGCCTCATTTTTATATTTGTGGTGAAAACTATTCCACTTACCAGGCTTGGTGTGAAGGCGCCCTTATTACCTCCAAGAAAGTATTTGAAAAAATAGATTGCGAGTTAAATCTCTCCAGAACATCTACAAGAAAGAAGGGTGGGCTTAGAAAAGGTGGGAATAAAACAGAGAAAAAGAAATCTCGAGAGAAACCTCGTAAGAATTTGCGTAAAATAACCATGGATGAAGTTAAAAAACACAATAAGAAAACAGATGCATGGTTGGTTATTGAAAAAAAGGTATATAATGTCACTTCCTGGATATCCAAACATCCAGGTGGGATGATTATTATGAAGGGTGTTGGAAAGGATGCTACAAGCCTTTTCAAAGGTGTGGGACATCCGGATTATGTTAAAAAGAAAATACTTCCAAAATATTTAATTGGAGAGATTTAATAGTATTCTTATACCTTGAATACCATACCCCTTCTTTCCTTAAATCCATCCATCTTGCTTCTTCGTCCCAGGAATTTAAAATACTTTTCTGCTAGTTTAAATCGTGATACAATATTTTTAGCCTTTTTATATTTCGTATTTCGATACTTATACATTGCCTCCAGTCTTACCTTTAAAATCATGCCTACCTGCCAGATCCTTTTATGGGTATATTTTCCTGCTTTAAACAATCTCTCCAACTTTTTAATAGTTTCCTTAACATCATTTACTGTAGTATACTTCATTGATATCGTATCCTTTGGATTTTTATCGATATAAACATCGAAACTTTTTTTGGGATTATTGGGATTATATAAAAACTTTCCTTGTGTTTTTTTCTTTTTTCCTCCTTGTTTTATCATTTTTTTTTTTCGTTTCATTTCTTTTCTCCGTGTATTATCTATTGTCTTTCTAAATAAATCCTTTGCTAGTTTATGTGTTGCCCTATAATTAACACGTGGTGCTTTTTTATTAGATCTTGATTTTTTGTACCAATCCATACAAATACACCAATTATTCCCCTCCTTTGCTACTCCTCGCAAATTGTTTCCTCTTTGTGCCGTATAATCTAAAAAGGTCTTATCTAACTTTGCACAAACCAAATGCTTACCAACATCACCATCCATAGGTCTACATAATCCATCTCTGTTATAACCAGTTAAAGGTTCTTTAGAACAAATTTCTAGTTTTTTATCAAATATATTTTTATTCATAGTATAAACATATATTTTTATAAAAAATACATAATAAAATAGAACTTATGATAAATTTAAATAGATTTAAAAATTACAATCTATAATAAAATATTGACATGAGACATCTAAATCTATTATTACCGATTTTACTTTTTAAAACAGTTACTTCGCGGATTTTTGGTAACTTATTTCCAATTCCTGTAGTGTCTAGTGTTGATTTAAAAAAATATATTGGAAAATGGCACCAAGTGGGTAGTTCTAGATCTACAAAGTTATTTGGAACAGGAGTAGATTATTATAATGTTACAGCAACTTATGAATTACAAAAAGAGTATAATAATAATATTACTGTTTTAAATGAAGGTTATAATTCAAACGAAGAATTTGAAAATATTTCAGGATATTCCTATTGTAATAATAATGATATTCCAGCTAAACGGAAAGTCCATTTTACTGGAGTACCAGTAGATGGTTCGTATTGGATTGTTAAACTTGAAGAAGAACAAAATCAATATGAATACGCAATTGTAGTAGGTCCATTAACTAGATGGGTTGGAACTAGATTTTCATTATATGTATTAGCTAGAGATAGAAAAATCTATAAAGAAAAATATGAAGCTCAAGTAAAAGAGTGGTGTAAAACAAATGGATTTACAAATTGGTGGAATTGTTATGTGTCCACCAATTAAAATGTTTTTTTAGGCTTATTGCGTCTTCTTTTTTTTGACTTTTTACAATACTTGTAAGGTGCACACGATGAGCGCATGGTAAAACCACGCACCTTTTGTGTTAAACATCGCTTTTTAGAAAAACGCCGAGGGAAAGAAAAAATCTTTCCATCTTTTCTTTTACATTTTTTTGCTTTTCTAGTTGCGCGACAGCAGTTCATTTATATATTTTAACATTTTAATTTTTGTTTTATTAAATGTTTTAATATTTATTCAACAACGTAAAAATTATAATCGTAATCAAATAATACTTTTTTTATATATATTCCGGGCATTACATTCCATTCTTGTGGACCAATCATGGAAAGAAATCTCTCGCCATCTTTCTCGTATATGTAATAATGATTACCAGGAACCTTTTTAAAAGTGCATTTAATGCTTTTAAAATCTAAATTCATTTCGTGATTTTTTAGTATATTATAAACTTCGTTTTTTAGCATTAGCATTTGTTTTGATATAAGATCCAACCTTGCATAACTAGCATAATTTCCCTTGATGGAATCTATGGCGTTTTGTTGATTTGAAGTAATATCAAGCATTTCAAATAAATTTGTAATGGTTTCTTTGCTTAGATTAGACAATGACATATTATATGTATAATAAAACTGTTTCATTTTAAAATGTTTTATGTGTTTAATCATTTTTATTTATATAATAGTATTATTAATGAATTGTGAATGTAGAATTTCTCCAAGATATTTAAAATCTGATACAAGATTTTCTCATAGGATAGACTTTGTTAATGTGTGTCAGGAATGCAAAAGAGGGGGAGGGTGTGTGGGTAATGTCAACCATCTTCCTAACTGTAAGTATGTTTTATGTTTCCACGATGGAAGATTTTATGCAAATTATTCTTCATTTATAAGTGAACCAGAGGACGAACTGAATAGAACCTATGGTGGATGGAGTCAAGAACAACCCAATGCAAGAACGCGTGCCTATCATTTAGAATGTATGAATACACGTAAGGATGAGATCGAACTAATGCGACGAAAAATGTCCAGAAATAATATATTAAAAGTGTGTGCATTGATTCAAGTAAAAACAGGAATACATTTAAATTTATATACCGGAGATAATGGGCGCTTTAATAGTGATAAGTATATTGAAAAATGGGTTAGAATTTTAAGTTAATGATGAAGATGTTACCAAACTATTATACTATTTTTTACATATTATTCTAATACAAATAGGATTTTCATTTTTATATTTTGCCATTTCATTACCTTCTTTTAGGTAAAGGATTTCAAATCCATTTTCATGTAATATTTTTTTCAAATAATCTAAATTAGAATAATTTCTAAAATGGGTTTTCCCGTGAAATACCTCATCTTTTTCTCCTTTATCGCTACGTGTTTCTATAGATAAATAGGTATGTGTATGAATACTTTTTAAAAAATTAATTTGTTGTTCATTTGTTATACTGTGAAAGGTAAAACGCGAATAAACCAGTTGATATTTTTGTTTATCAATACTAATAAAATCATCACAATAAAAGTTAATGTTTTTTTCACTATGGGGTATAAATCCACAATTATCCACGGCATCAACAGTGTATTTTTCAGATAATTTGTAACTATCGCGACCATTTCCACAACCACAATCTATTATATTTAGTATATTTGTATCATTTTTAAAAAAATCGATTATAAAATCACAAAAATTAGAGCAACAAACAGTATGTGATTTTTCTGTATTATAAAAACCATTCCAGTAGTTTTTATCATTAGTATTCATTATTATAGTAAATAATATAATATTTATAAAATTTATGCATAATATACATAATATATATAATATAATATAATATAATACAATGGTTGGAAAAAAGCAACCCGAAGAGAGGTTAAACAAAACATTAATCTTTTTTGCTAATTTACTAAATAAAAACAATGTTAAAAATTGGTTTATAGGTTACGGCACTTTACTGGGTATAATTAGAAATAATAACTGCATAGATGGAGATGACGATGTGGATATAGTTATAGATCAGGCTAATTATGATATATTAAATAAATTACTAAAAGAGAATAATATACCGTTAATTGGCGGAGGTTTAGGTAATTATATAAAAAAGAAAAATCGAAAACGGAAGGGAATTATAAAGACAGCAGAAACGGATGATTATGTGTCCGTTGATTTTTATATGGCTTCAATAGACGAAGAAGGAAATTTCTCTGATTTGTGGGAAAAGGTAGTATGGACGAATTGTTATGATACGAATGGTAAACTATTTGAAAGACCATGGAAGGATACATTATTATATATACCTGCCAATCCTGAACAAAAATTACGAAATCGGTATGGAGAAGATTGGGGTATTCGTATAGAAGGAAAGCACCAAATACGGGCTCCTCGTATATAAGTATTTTAATCTAAATGGAAAAATGTTCAACGGCGCGTTCCACGCCATAATAAACCGCACCAAATAAACAACTTACGAATATATATCCATAAAAATTGTAGTTTCCATCCTTTTTAAATAGAAATTCCAAATACTTATTTAAAATGGATTTAAAAATTGGCAATTGAAATAAAAAAAACAAAAGACCTACAAGAATAGATACTCTAAATTCATCAAATAGCATATCAAATGTGCCTTTTTGGCGATTCATTGCCCGAGCTCTTTCCATGTATTCTTTTTCGTTATCATGATTTTTGATATAATCTTCTGGGGTTTCTGGAGATGGAATATAATTAGCATTGGTTGTTTCATCGGTGACATGATGAAGTCCTGTTGTAGGTATATCTCTGGACGGGAGTTGGGTTAAACCTGCATTTTTAGCTTCAATAACATTATCCGCGAAACTTTTCTTTTCTTTTTGTTCAAGAACAATATTATTTGTAGCAGCGGATATTCCTGGATCAATAGGAAGTTCACTTATACTTGTCGTCGAAGGAGCGGCAGCCATTATAAATAATTAGAAACACAATTTTTAATTATTTACGCATTAAACAGGATTTAAATTACTTAAAAAATTCAATGATTTTTTTTTGAGAATTACAAGTTTCTGGGGTCGCAATGGGACGATAACAGTCATCATTTATTTTGTATACGATATCTTGATTTTTTAATTCTTGTGGTGCTTTAAAAACATGGCAGTTTCCATTTTTACAATTCTCTCTAAATAATGTCGCCAAACCAAAACCAATTATTGCGGATATAATAATTGAACTATAAGACGAGTTTAATAAACGTGATATGTACATATATATATATTCTTAATATTATTATTATTATTGCATAGGTATCTGTTTAATTTTACTTTTATCGGCAGGGCATTGAATCTTTTCTGTTTTAACAGAAAAACACGATCCAGTAGTGTCTTTAACTTGCACATTTTCTATATTTTTATTGGTAGGATATATGTAGATATGAACTGGTTCTCCTGAATGATAATATATAAAAATAAGTCCTAATAGAAAGGAGATAATTAGAGAGGGCCAATGTATATAGTAGAGTAGATTCATTATATATTTATTGAACAAAAGAATTTATTGTAGGTGGTTTATTGTCTAAAATATTTTCTAAAAAGGTGGTTGATACTCCAGTCGTTACAAGTTTAAATTCGTTGGTTTGTTCGTCTTGTTCGATATCATAATAGTCATATTTTAGTTTTTTAAATTCACTAAGTTTGGGAATAAGTTCATTTATGTATTTATTTAAACCATCTAAAATAAGTTGTGGTTCTTTTGAATCCCGGTATTCCTTTATTGTTTCTTTTATAAATCTTATATCGTTTTTTATGCCTTCCATATTTTCTGTGAGTTGTGATTTATTCTCTGTTTTATTTACAAGATTTACAATTTCTTGAGATGTAAAATTAATTCCATCGGCATAATAATTATAGTCTTCTAAACTTTCTTCGAATTTTTCAAGAGTTTCTTCTTCCGTTGCATATTTAAATAATAAATCCATTTTCAATCGAATAATTGTTTTTTCTACGTCACGTTTTAGTTCTAAAAATTCATAATACATGTCTTCAACGTGTCCTATAGATCCTGTATCAATATCTATATTTAATGTGCATGGTTTATGTGGTGAAGATTTTAAATTGTTTGCACCACATTTTGCAACTAGTTTTTTATTTGAATTAATAAAAATGGTTCCCACTGGTTTATTGCAATATATACAATTAGGTTTCATCTGTTGTATAGCACGCCTTTTTTCTTCTGTTGTTTTTTCTATAGTGTAGGTTGCGCCGGTTATTTTATCCTTTATTTCTTTAGGCGCTTTAATCTTATTTTTAGCATCTTGAATCCGTTTTTCATAGGAATGTTTTAATCTGTAATATTCATTCATTGCATCATACTCTTCTTTGTATTCCATTATATAATTATCTATATATTTTTCTATTTAATATATCGTGATTTGTTTCCCACTTTGGTAAATTTGTAATTAAATCTTGTGAATTTTGTCTTTTTATATCTTGCATAATTTTTATTTTAGATAGAATATATTCTTTTGTTTTTTTATCTTTTATTTTTTTTTCTTCTTCCGTAGCTTTTCCTTTGTATTTAACAAGTAATATTATTCCAAATAACAAAATTAAAAAAATAAAAGCTAAAATATTATAAATATAGTTATAATAATTTTCTTTAAATGCATGACATTTTTTTAAATTTTGTCTTAAAAAAAATTTGGTATCTTCCTCTATTAAAATTGGTTTATTCATACTTAAATAGTCTAAATTAATTAATTTATTTATACATATTATATAATGGATAGAGATGTTATGCAGATGATTAATGAAGTAGGTAAAGAAAATGATCCAACAGCATTATACGTAACCTTTTTTGTTATTACATTAGCGTATTTAGGTGCGAAATTCTTTGTTTTACAAAAAAATACCCTTAAATATGTGAGTAAAGAAAAAAAATGGGTATACACGCCGGGAGTATCGATTTGGCTTTCAATTGGGTATTTAATTACGATAATCATTGCTGAAATCATTATTTTAATTACAGTAAATTTACAAAAACATTGTGGTGGATATATAAGTAATCGAAATGCGTTTTCTGTTATGATGAAATCATTAACAAACTGGGGGATAATTTTTTCAACGACCTTTATAACGGTCAACTTTCTTCCCGGAATTCATTGGAAGGCTCCCTTTTCAAATACTTTTGGATATGAAATCGCTTCAAGATTATATGGTGCCAATGATTATGAAACCTTTTTTAAAAAATTATTAAAAAATCCCAATGATTCTGATTTGAAAACTGTTGAAAGTGGTAAATATAAAAATAATTTAGTTGAAGTATTAAATCTATTATTGGATAAAAGTCTTAAAAACCTAAGACCATTTATAAATGGTATTACACTAGAAGATTTTACACAGTTTATAAATATATCTATATATGAAAAAATTATTAATGATGTAGGCGATGATGCTATAGCACAAGCAGAAAAGGCAAGAGACCAAAAAATAAATAACACGGGTGAATCCCCTGCCGCTGCGGAGGAAGCCGATGCCCCTACGGGTGAAAACCCTGCGGAGGAAGCCGATGCCCCTACGGGTGAAAACCCTGCGGAGGAAGCCGATGCCCCTACGGGTGAAAACCCTGCGGAGGAAGCCGATGCCCCTACGGGTGAAAACCCTGCGGAGGAAGCCGATGCCCCTACGGGTGAAAACCCTGCGAAGGGAGCCGCTGCCCCTACGGGTGAAAACCCTGCGAAGGGAGCCGCTGCCCCTACGGGTGAAAACCCTGCGAAGGGAGCCGATCCGGAGGGAGACAAACGGAAACCCCCTGTAGGAGGTAAAAGAAAAAAGAAAAATCAACGTAGTGTTAAAAAGGGAGGGTCTGAACAGGAAGATAGTATGAATAAAATTTTAGATTCTTTAAGATCACAACAAAATGAACTTAAAAAAAAAATGGATTCACAAAAAAGTTTAATAGATAAACTTACAGCACAGCAAAATAGATACGCAAAACAAATGGATGAACTATCAAAAAATACAAAGGGTGTGACTGATATGCAAGCGAAAAGAAAGGAAAATAAACAAAAAATGGTCAAACTACAGGAAGATATGAATAAAAACGCAGAAGAATTATCTAAAAACGAAAAAGAATTGGCAGATAATATAACTAATGAAAATAAAATACAGGAACAAATAGTTGAATTAAGTCCTGAAGATCAAAAACTAATTGAAATGACAAACGAAGAAGTAATTAAGGATGCTGAGACAGACACCACATCAGGAGATGACGAAGATTTTGATCAAGAACAACTAAAAGATGATGAAATTTATAAATTAACCATGAAACTTTTTAAAATAATCTGTTTAAAAGAACTAATGGGTGAATTTATGTGGATCTCTCTTGCGGGGATGTTAACAATATTACTTAATTACACAAGTGTTCTTGAAGAAAAATGTATTGGAAAGGGCAATTCGGTATTTTCAAATATGTCACAAATGGTTGGCGAGTTTGGTAAAGAAACAAGTGATATGTTAGGAATATCTAGTGAAGCAGAAGATAACACAACTGAATTTGAACAAGCTATCCAAGATACCGAAGAAGCACAACAAGGTGGAACAGCTAATTATCAATCTATAGATGATAATTTTACACAAAGTGAATCCTTTACCTTATTAAAAGAAACGGAAAATAAAAAAAAGGAAAGGGAAGAAATAGAGTCTCAGGGAAATAGAAGTTTTTATAAAATCATGCAAGACAATACGTTTTGGAAAGGCGTAAAGGATAATTCATCACTTGAACTTGGTTCATATAACTCTAACAACTTTAATAAAGAAGCAAGGGATATTAAAAAACGAATAAAGACCCAGGGAGTTCCCTTTTTAAGCCAACAATTTGATTTATAATTTAATACCTAATTCTAGGTAATGTAATGTAATAAATAACTAAAAAGTAACATATTATAGCTAAAATAACAGAAATTAACCACAATGGTAAAACCGTTTTTTTACGATATCCTATACCAAAATCTCTCAACATATTATTATTATAAATGAAATTAGGTTTTAAAACATTAATTAAAATATAACTTACAATAAAGAAAGAAAGTGCTACAGTTAAAATATTTTTTCTTGTATAAGTTACAGTAAACATAATTATATATATAATAAATATAATTTATATATAATTTTTACTTTCCACCATTATATCCTCCGTCATCCATCTCTCCAGAATCATCATCTTCTGGCATATCATCTAAATTGAAAACATCAAATTCAATTTCCGCAGCAACATGAGAATCCTCTTCATATTCCATTGCAAATATATTTAAATTCATATCGGTTACGTCTGGATTATTTGCTAAATTACGTTCAAGAATAATTCGTTTTTCTCGTTCTTTTACTTCCATGTCAAAAAAATCCTTATCATACTGTGTGATTCCCTTTTCTTTTCCTTTACCCCAATCTCCCAAATTATGATTTTTAAATAAGTTATTTAACTCCCGTTCTTCATTATCCATATTGGCAAGTTTATCTGTAAATTCAAACTGTTTTTCCTTTTCTTTATCTTTACTAACGTTGTTTTTTATATCTTGAAGGCTATGGTTAAGTGCCTTTTTTTTAGTGACCGAAAAAATACTGCAACAATCTATAAGATAATCTGCTATTAATTGCTTATTTGTATTTGTGCTATCTTCTACGAAGTCAAGTTCTTCTAATTTAAGTTCATCAGATTGTAACGCATGATCGGTAGTTGTTACATTTGTTAAATCTCTTTCTCCTTGTTTAAATACAAAGGTTTCTACGTCAGGAATATTAATACATTCAATAAATAAACTACTTGAAATATATTTATATAATAAGATGCAAAGATTTCTATCAAAAGTAGTAAATTCATGAAGTGCTTGCGTTGAAGTATTTGTATGCAATCCGTTTCTAAACTGAATCTCTCCAAGTATTAATAAATAAACGGAAATAGATTCTGGAAAGCCATCAAATATTTTAGATATGGTTTCATTTGATATATATTTTTTTAATTTTTTGTAATAAGTAAGAATATTCGATTCAAGACTGGTTTTACCGGTATAGGTTAAATTCCATTGAGATGGCATGTCAACATTGGTATATTCATTTTTATTTTTAATTATATTTGGGAATGTAACAAAGGTGCTTTTAATAAAATCATTTATAAAGGTAAAGATACGATTCATATCATCATCTTGATTTGCACTATTTTCATTTATTTTTTTCCACACGTTTAAATTTGTAAGAAAAAGAAAGGAATCATTTATTTGTTTTTTACTATAAGACGAGTATTTTTCAAAGAAGACCTTTATTTCATCGTTCATGGAAATAGTGCTTTTATATAAGTAATCTTTAAATGATGCAAGCTCATCACTATTCTCCGTAAAATAGGTTTCTGTATCTTCCATTAAAGATATAAATCCATCCATAAAAACAGATGGTAACATTTCGTCATTTCTGCCATTTACATAGTTAAAAATATCTGTTAGTCTTTCATAATTAGTAGTCTTTTGAGAAATTCTTGGAGAGATTGAGTTGGAAAGAGAAACCATTTTTAATAAATTAAAAAACTCTTCACTTGTTAAATTCTTTCCTTGTTCTTTCAAGTATCCAATCTTTTCACTAATTGTTTTATGGGTCTTTAGTTCGGGTAGTTCTTCCGTAAAAAATATTTTAAGTTGTTCTGGTATTGGATTGTCGTTTAAAAGATTGCAATAATCTATAAATGTTTTATAAATGGTTTCCTCATTATATTCATTAAATATGATAATAGGCATTTTTGTATTAGTTAAATCCAGTATCATAGGAGCAGTGAAAAAATTACGATAATCGTGGAGTATATCTTCAATCATAGTAATTTGTAAATTATTGTTATTAATAGAATTATTTTCTGTTACAAAATAGCGGTATGTATTCATATTTCCATCATTACAACAAGAGTTTTCAAGAAATGGTTCAAGTAAATTATTTGTTAGAATAGGCGTTTTGTCTTCCACTATTTTCTGTATAAATTTTAATATTTCCATCGTTAGACTTCTTGCCTTTGCGTGTAATTCAAGATACTGGTCATTTTGATTTTTGGACCCATTTTTCATATTTCGACGTAGATTTTCTTTAAATGTATTGCTTATATTATCTACTCTTGGTATTTCTATTCTATTAAGAGGTGGTAAAAATGTGAGCCATTTAGTAAAATGTATACTATATGGTATATTATTTTCTTGTGGTAAGGATAAATATTCTTGCTTATCTTGAAGCCTCGATATTACAGTAGGTAATTTCAGTATATACTTTGTTAGGGTATCTTTTATTTCTTTTTCTATTGTTGCGGTTTTAATTTTTTTAATTCCATTCCATGGAGATGTAGAACTTGACATTTTATTTGCAATACAAGATATATATTGTATACCGGTCTGGCTACCATCTCCGTCAAGGGGAAATCCCGAAAAAGATTGTTTACAACCCGGAAAAGAATGGCGAGTTTTTACAGAAGGGATAATGGTTTGAATAGATATATGAATAAATGATAAAGTCAACATCATTAAGGACTTATTTACAGATAATTCGTAAGATGGTATTTTTTTTTGTTTTTTTTCCGCATATTTTTCTAGTTTGTGATATATTTCTTCATTAATAATTTTTGGCAATAAAGACATGACGTGATTTCTTATGAATTCGCGGTCGCTTTCTAAAAATACTTTTAGATTACTAGTTACTGCGGTAATTACATTATTAACGGATTGTGCAATAGGGTCAACTTCTTGTGTTGTTGTATTTATTGTATTATAGGTAGGTTCGGGTAATATATCTGTCATTTTTATAGCATATCCACCTTCATCATAGCCCATATCTGTGCTATAATTAATGTTTTTTATGAAATATCCACTATGTCTGTCTACCCAATATGACTCATCATCACTGATGGCTCCTTGCGTTTTGCATATATTTTCAAGGGTTTCATCGTAGAAACCAGAAAAATAGGAAGATGCCAATTTATGCATAAAAACAGGAACCAGTTTTAAATTACTTTCTATACAGTATAACCAATGTATATTTTCACCATGAATATTTTCTCTTGTATATTTGTTACAAAATGTTAAAATATAACCTTGTTTTTCTACAAAATTATTATGAGCAAATATTAAATTCCTAAGATTTTCATATGGAGATTTGTTTACTTCTATATCATTTACATTGTTACCCATCATAAATTTCAAATTGTTGTATTTCAATAAATTAAATTGATTTAGTTTTTTTTTATTAATAATAGTTTTTTCCTGTTTTTCCATATTTATTTTTGTTTTTTGTGTGATTTCATCAATGGTAAATTCCATTTTTTTATCAAATTCGGCTAAAATATATTGTATCGCGTTTTCTTTTAATTCGCTTTCCACAAGACCACTTGAACTACAAACGTTGTTTATTTGAAAACAATTTGATTTCATATTACAAAATATGTTTTGGTTTTCTGCATAAATACTTTTCATAGTTTCGTCTCGTTCCCATTTATTATTTAGTCTTTTAAAAAATTTTATATTATTTACATTATCTTCATCTTCATCGTCAACAAGCATTGCATAATATCCCTCTTTTACAGGACGTTTTTGTAAAATCATTGCTTCCGCATCTTCTATGGCCTTATCGGGAGTTAAACCAACATTTTTCTTTAGTTCTTCTATTAAAAAAATCTTAAATTCTTCAGCAGACATGGATTTTTTTTGTTCACTATAATCATCTATAATGTCATATATTGTAGTATCATAATTTTTATCAAAATAAATATCTTTATCATTATCTTCAAGTAATTCATCATATTCGAGATATTTCTTTGACAATACAAAAACCTTGCAATCATTTTCTTCCTGTTCTTTTTCTTTGGTTTCCTTATACTCTTTTTCGAGAGATTTAATCTCGGTTTCAAGATCTATCATACCAAATAAATCTAATCCTGCAAAAATGTTTGAATGTGATACCAACTGATAATCATCTATTAAAAGTTTTTTAACAATTTCACACGTTGTGTCCTTATCTACAGAAATCCCATATAATTCTTCATAAACATGAGTATCCAAATATTTTTCATTTGTAGGATGTTTTACATTATTTAAAGAAAGGACAAGGGGATTAATAGCTTGTCTTTCGCTTCGCGCGTGAATACGTTTAAACTCCTTTGATCTTTGAACATATTTCTTTTTATATTCAATGATTTGTAGCTTTAAAAATAGTTTAAATTCATCATACTGTTTATAGGTAATATCACTGTTGTATACAAAAAAAGGCTCCATTTCTTTTATAATTGACCTAACCGAAAGTTCATCTGTTAAAAAGCTTTTACTGAACAAGAATAGGTTTTTAATTCTTGGTATCATATATTCAAGGAACTTGTCGTAGCGATCATCGTCCTTTATGGTGGGATCCATGGTAAATTCGGTTATACTAGATAAAAATTCTATTTTTTCATATTTTGTTTTGTTTTCAAAATCATTAATATGGACCGTGTTGGGGGTCATATTTTTATTTAATAACTTATAGTAGAACAAAGGATTTGTATTTAATTCAGATTTATCAAGAATGCTTGAACCAGGTAGGTATGCCTTTGAATATTTCATTACATTTTTAGGAAGCATTAAAAATGATATTATCTGCATTGTGTCGCCATTTGTTATGGTTACATTATAGTTATTTTGTAATTTGTCTTTACGAATTGTTTTTAAAGATGGAATATAATTATGCATTAAATATTTTGTTTTATGGATATCCATATTTTTTACAACAAAACTGTCATAATCCTCTTGATTATTTACGATTACGGTCATTATTTCATTAACCTCTATTTCATTTATAATTAGTTCCTTTTTTTCAGTTTGTAAAAATGGAGTATTTTGGTCTGTTATTTTTTTAAAGAATATTTTATATCTTTGATTTTCATGATTAAATGTGTTTTGTTTATCGCTTTTAAAATGTGATAAATAACTATTTTCATTGAAATTTTCATTTGTTAAAAGAGAGTTTGTTGTATCCATGTCATCATATTCCGTTGTGGCTAAAGGAATGTATAATTTATCCCCCAATAAATTTTTTACGTTTGTTTCTCCATGATATATTTTTTTTTTATTTTTAACAGTTGGTATTATCCAAGGTATTTTGTTTTTCATTGTTTTTAATTCATGAACAAGGGGTTTGTTCATAATACCTTTATAAATTGGCATGTTTGCATTACCATTTTCATCAAAACGTGAAAATTCTTGGCGCAGCTCTACAAAACGGTTTATCTGTTGATGGAAATAATTTGTTAGTGAGGCGGTTCTTTCTATAGTTGGTATTCTTGATAACATATCATCCATTAAATCATTTGTTTGGTCGTCTATTGCAAATCGTCTTTTATCCTCATCAACATTAACTTCTTGATAAATCTCTCCAAGTTCGTCCCCAAACTGTATTGCATCTCCTTCTAAAATGATTTGGTCCAATTCCATATCTTCTTCATCTGGGTCTTCATCTGGGTCTTCAACGGATTCTTCATCTGGTTCTTCCTCTTGTTTTTCCTCTGGATCTATTTCTACACCCACTTGTTTATCTGCAGCCTGTTCTTCTGCAGGAGGTTGACTTGTCGAATCCTGTAATGAAGTGCGGGATTCTACATCTAATTTTACATCTTTCGGTTTATCGCGAATCCTTATTTCTTTTATAGGCAATTCTTCGGGGATTCCTTTGTAAGCAAAATCTATATATATTATTTTATTGGAAGGATAAATTCTAATTTCAATCATATCTTCTTCTAAATTAGTGATTTCTCCGGTAATAATAGACGGCATTTCTTCGCTAAAAGTTATGTCAATCCATGTCTCTGGGATAAGATTATTCTGTATGGCAAAACCAGGATTGTCGTCTCTACTTAATAATGATATACTTTCAATGGTTGAATCCAATAAATTTCCTTGTTCGTCTATAGGTAAACCATACTCCCTTAATTCTTCTTGTTTTGTTTCTAATAGATTTATCGGCGCATCTAATATTTTTATTTTACTTTCGCTTGCATAAATTACGATAAATGTTTTGTTGTGGAACATAGAATTTTCAGGAGAATTTATTTGAATAATATCATTTAACTGGATTTGAATTAAATTATCAGCCATATCTTATATTTAAGGCAGAAATAAATATATTATGATTAAACATTTAAAAATTAGTTAAAGACAATAACTAATATTTATCAACGAATGGATAATGTAATTATATCAAAAGACAAGATAAATGCTCTTAAAAGTGATGTTGGTATGAAAATATATAAAAATAAAAATAATGAAAATCATTACATTTTAAGATATAACAAACAAACTCTAGATGATATTTCAAAATATGAACAATTTCGTTCATTGGTTTTAGATAAAAATGATAATATTGTGGCCTATTCTCCGGCAAAATCTACAAAAGTAAATCGCGATTCATTGTCACACATTAGTGATGATGAAAAAATGGTAAATGTTGAGGAATTAGTGGAGGGAACGATGATTAATTTATTCTTTGATACATTTAAAAATGAATGGGAAATCGCTACACGTAGTAATATTGGTGGAAAAATAAAATATGTTCAGGAACCAAATACAAAATCATTTAGAGAAATGTTTTTAGATGCGTGTAATTTTACCGAATTGGAGTTTGATAGACTGCCAAAAAATTATAGTTTTAGTTTTGTTTTATCGCATCCAGATAATATTATTATTAATCAAAATCAAAAAAATCCTGGGTTATGTTGTGTAGAAGCGTATGAAATAACAAATACGGATATTGAAACAAGCATTCGTTTACTAACAAATGATGAAATTGTTTATATTCTTGGATGGACTGGGTGTAGATATCCTGAAAGATATTTTAAATCTACAGAAATAATATTATTTAAGGACTGGATCCAAGATGATTTATACGCATGGGTTACGCGCGAAAAGTATTGTTTCGATACAATGCATTGTATGCAAGGAGTAGTGATTAAAGATGTAAACACAAATAAACGGTGGAAAATTCGTTGTTCTATGTATGAATATCTTAAACGATTACGTGGTAATCAAATTAAACCAAAATATCAATATTTGACGGTAAGAAAACATAAAAAAATCACGGAATATTTGCATTATTTTCCGGTGGATGCGGATAAATATTTAGAATATAAAAATGAGATTGCTTCTTATATTCATGGTTTATGGAAAAGTTATGTGGGTTGCTACGTGAAAAAGCAGAAGCCGGTAAAGGAATGGCCAAACGAGTACAGAATTCATATGTTTAGTTTGCACAAGATATTTTTAAAAGATAGACAAACAATGACATTAACACGAGTATTTGACTATTTTAACAATTTACATGAATCGCAGCAAATGTTTGTGTTGAATTATAAAGACCGTCCAAAGAAACCAGAAACAGAAGCGCAAGCGCAAGCTGAAGTTGAAACGGACGTTAAAGAGGCGGTCGAGGAAATTGTGGATAGTGTAGTGTAGCGTAGAATTATTATGTTAAAAACCAGAAGGTAAATGAGTAATGGCGTTCTATACTGCCATATATAAATAATATGTATATATATATATATATATGTCAGGTATAAATCTTGTATGTGGGATTATTGCAACTCATGGGGAAGCAACAAATTCAAGGAGTTGCGATGGTTTTAAAAAGCAATGGTTAAAAGTAATTGAGAAAAACAAGAAAATAAACAATGTTGAGTTTTATTTTTTATATTGTTCTCCTGATGTTAAAGAGGTAACAATAAAAGGAATGGATTTTATAGTTCCTGGAGAAGAGAGTGTAGCGAATATTATATTAAAAACGGTATATTTTTTCAAGTATGTTCTTGAAAACAAAAAAGAGTGTTCGCATGTTTTACGGACTAATTTATCAAGTTTTTATAATTTTCCATTACTATTGGAAAAATTGGAAAGCTTGCCTAAGTCTAAGTTAGTTTTAGGATCTAAAGGAGGCGGAAATGCGGGGAGACCTAGTTTTCCTTCCGGGAGTGGAACGGTGTATTCGATAGATGTAATTACCAAAATAGGAGAATATTACAAAGATGGTATGAAAGATGTTACAAGGAAGGGTAGAAGAGGCGAGGATCTTGTAATACGAATGGATGACATGATTATGGGAGCATTGTTGGCTAAATATAAAATAGGAATTACGCATTTACCGTATGTAAATTTGCAAAGATTATGTAAATTTATGAGTCATATAAAAGATTTTGTAGACGAAAAGAAAATTAAATCAAGTCCAACAAGAAATGTAAGTTTTAGACCATGGTTTACGAATATGATTAAAAACGAAAACAAAATACACTATAGATGTTCAAATCCAGATTTTGAATTTATTTTTGAAAAGCTTATTGAGCGTTATTATTAAATATGTATATAAGTATTATGAAATAGTTATATAAATATAATTCAATAAAAAGAGTAATGTGTGGTATATTTGGTTTCATAGGAAAAGATTCCATTGATGTTGATTTTCGCAATAAATTAATACAGGAGGGAACTAAAATGAAACATCGAGGACCAGACAATACAAAAGAATTGATGTTAGATACGATGTTTTTAATGTTTCATCGACTTTGTATAAATGATTTAAGTGACAAAGGTAATCAGCCTATGAGACTAGAACAGTTTCCAAATGTTATCTTGTTATGCAACGGAGAGATATTTAATTATCATGATTTAATGAGTGAGCATAAATTTCAGGTATATTCGAAGAGTGATTGTGAGATTATTATTCATATGTATATGAAATATGGGATAGAGGAAACATTGCGCAGATTAAATGGAGATTATGCTTTTGTGTTAATAGATTTGGAGAAAAACAAAAAATACATGGCACGAGACCCGTTTGGAATTAGGTCGTTATATGTGGGGAAAACAGAAAAAGGCGAAATTGTTTTTGGAAGTGAATTAAAATCTTTGACCGAACTATGTTGTGATGCAAGTCAATTTGAACCTGGATGTTATGTGGATTTAAATGACATGAATCATCCAAAGAGATTTTATGAATATGTTTATACCGAAACAAATGATGACTACGATACATGTTTACAGAAAATCCGCACTCGATTAGAAGATGCGGTAAAAAGGCGACTTATAACGGACCGACCAATTGGGTGTTTATTATCAGGTGGATTAGACAGCAGTATTATTGCAGCGATATTGACCAAACATATCAAGGAAACCAATGGAAATAAACTGAAAACATTTTCAGTTGGATTAAAGGGCAGTGTAGACTTAGAATATGCAAAAACGGTAGCGGAGTATTTAAATACGGAACATCATGAGTTAATATTGGAGAAGGATGAAATGTTTGATTCGATTGGGGATGTTATATATCATATTGAGTCATATGATACTACAACAGTTCGAGCGAGTACACCAATGTATTTACTTACAAAATACATAAAAGAGAATTTTGATATAAAGGTATTATTTAGTGGTGAGGGAAGCGACGAAGCTTCGGGGAGCTATTTATATTTTAGAAATGCGCCAAATAAACAAAGTTTTTATGAGGAAACGGTGAGATTGTTGAAGGATTTAAAGTATTTTGACGTGTTGCGGGGAGAGAAATCAATAGCATCGTGGGGATTAGAGGCCCGTGTTCCATTTTTAGATAAAGAATTTATAGAGTATTACATGTCGATAGAACCAGGATTAAAGATACCCAAAAAATGGAATGGTGTGGAGAAATATTTACTAAGGGTTGCATTTGAGGAGTATTTACCAAAAGATATTGTATGGAGAACAAAGGAAGCATTCTCCGATGGAGTATCATCTAAAACAGAGTCCTGGTATTCTATTATTCAAAGAAAGGTAAATGAACGAATAACGGATGAAACATTTAAAGAACACGTTAAAAAATACGTTCATAATAAACCAATGTTAAAAGAAAGTTTATACTACAGAGAGATTTTTTCAAAGAAGTATCAATCCTTTGAAAAAACGATACCATATTTGTGGTTACCTAAATGGAGTGGCGATGTAAACGACCCGTCCGCACGAATTTTAAATTGTTATACTTAACGCTTTATATATAATATATATATATATATAAAATGTATTTAAAGAAATTTTTTCTGTCGTTTCTTTTTTTGGGGACAAACAGTTTTACAATAAATCGCCGCCAGGCTTTAGGGACATTTATAAGCATGTCTTCTTTTGAAAAAAAAAGCAAAGATGAAGCGCCGGAAGTAATAAAACATGTGAATCCAGAAATAATTCCATTAGAAAAACAGGTGTTTTTAAATGATGATTCTATGTCTAGCGAATTTGGAATTATTCAAAATATTAATAATGAGATTTATTTTTATGGTCCGGTATCTCAAAGAAGTTGTTATGAATTAAAAAATAAACTAAACGAATTAGATTTGCAATCACGCACACTTCATTTGCAGTATAAAATGGAAATCCCCCCTATACATTTACATATTCAAAGTTCAGGAGGAAGTTTATATCATACTTTATATATTGTTGATTTAATTGACAAACTAGAAACACCTGTATATACATATGTAGATGGTTTTGCTGCGAGCGCCGCTACGTTAATTAGCGTAGTAGGTAAAAAAAGATTTATGACAAAAAATTCTTTAATGTTAATACATCAGTTATCTGGTGGAGATGCGGGAAAATATTATGAACTCCAGGATCAAATGACAAATATGGGCGTATTGATGAGAATCATAGGAACCGTTTATGTAAATCATACAAAATTAAATGCCAATCATTTAAATTACTTATTGCAGAAGGATTTGTGGTTAGATGCAGATACTTGTTTAGGATTTGGATTAGTAGATGAGATTATATAAATTAAAATTTCGAACCGAAATCCATGAATATTTTCTTTGCTTCTTGGATTACCGTAGAACAATATTCACGTATAATTTCTTTATCCATAGGTTCCGATAAGGCAATTCTAATAACAGAGAAATTATCATGGGGGTGTTTCTTATAAAATCCACACAAAGTAATCAATTGTCTTTCTGTATAATAAATTTCATATAAAATATATTCAAGAACTTTTCCAATGGTGTGGTCAATTCCTTCAAGAATAACTTCATATTCGTTTTCTGTGGTTGAAACGGGTTTGTTTATGATTATGGAATCAGCTTGAAATTTGTCGTCTAATTCTTTAAGTTTTTCAACTAGTATGTTGCAGGCCATTTTAAAAATGGTTTCATTAGACAGAACACCAATTGTCTGGATTGAAAACTCATAACTATTTTCAATACATATGCGCCTTGCGTCCAATAGAAACCAGTTTTTTTGGGCATATTCGATATCTTCCTTAGATTCTTTTTTTTGTTTGAGCGCCTTTTCTTTTTCAATCCACATATCATTTGCTTTAATAGTATCTGGTGTATTAATGTAACTACATAGAGAAACACAATTATAGCATCCATTTGATTTAGCAGTATTAATATCAAGAGTTGCCTCAAAGTGCAATTCTTCCCCGGGTATATCTCCTGAGATTTCAGATTTTAGACGAATAAAGTCAATAAAATCATTTGTAATTTTATCACTTGGAAATATTTTTTTTTTATCTTCGGCACGTATTGGTTTTTGTGTATTTATATCATACACTTGAAAATCCTCAGTAGTTACATATATATTTTCATTTGTATCATTTTTAACATTTACTACTATTTTTAGAGATTTATAGGTATCATCGGTTGGATCCAAATAAACCGGAACACAGGATAGACGATGTTTTACAATTTCATTATTTAAGTTAGAGGTGTTCTTAAATATTTCACATTTATTTTCATCATGTGGGAAAGTAGTGAAGGATACAACGGGAATATCTGATAAGATGGTTCGTCGAAGAGCATTTACAATACTATAATTTGTGTTTGTGAAAGAAATCATCATTTTTTCATCTTCTTGATAAACGCGATCCAATCGAGGATTCATTATATATTTAATTATTTAGATTTTATATAATTCAATTTTATATATTATTTTTTTAGGTTTAATTTGAAAACAATAAATAATCGAATAAAATATATGAATTCAATATTTTTTTATAGTAATTTTTGCAAAAATTGTGAAAAAGTATTAACGCAAATTATAAAACACCCTTTAAGAAATGATCTGCACTATATATGCATCGACAAAAGAAAAATAGGGCCTCAAGGAAACATAATTGTAATATTAGAAAATGGAACAGATATGGAACTACCTAAAGAAATAAATAAGGTGCCTTCTTTATTATTGTTAAATAGAGGAAATAAAATAATAGAAGGTGAAAATATTATGGAACATTTAAATAAAAAAACGAATCCTGCGAGTAGTTTAACGAATGATGAACCAGATTGTTTTAGTATAAGTTCAAATACTTTATATGGTGTTCAATCCGATAATTATAGTTTTTATGACATGGATGCAGATGAATTATCAGCAAAGGGTTCTGGAGGATTAAGACAGATGCATAATTATTGTGCCCCTTTAACAGAAGATACCATTGAGACACCTCCTGATAATTATAGTCCTGATAAAATTGGTGAAAATGGATTAGATATGGATAGAATTATACAAGACCGAGAAAAAGAAATACAACAACAAAAAAAAACTATATAAATATATTAATACATAAATAATATTATGAATACTATTAAGAATATAGAGGGAAAAACTATATTAAAGGCATTTTGCACAAATTATAAAGAATGGATGGAGTGGACGGCTACATTATTTAAGGAAGAAAATAATCCTACTCACAAAACAATAAGAAATGGTTGTGAAATTGTTATAAAATTTATTAAATTAAATCCAGCACTATTTATACTTGGTTATTACAAACAAGTATATGCAAGGTATAAAACCCAAATAAATGGGGATAATTTTGATTTTTTTGTAGAAAAGGATTATTCGTGGGATATTGAAGATGGGACACTTGTAAATGCCCGGAAGGCCTTGGAAACTATACATGTTATAAGAAGAGGATTAAAAGAATTTCCTGATGAAACAAAAGCAAAATGGATGAAGTATGTAAAAACTGTATCAAAATTGTCTCTTATGTATATGTTAAAAAATGCGACGGAATAATATATTTACTTTAATTTAATTTAAACATTATAAATTAAATTACTTATATGGATATTACTGAAAATAAGCCCAAAAATCTAGAAGAACTAGATGATGCAGATAAGGTAGAGGAGGAAGAGGAAGCCGAGGAAGAGGAAGCCGAGGAAGAGGAAGCCGAGGAAGAGGAAGCCGAGGAAGAGGAAGCCGAGGGACAGGAGAACAATAAACAAAAAGATGATAAAATGGAAAAGTTTACAAATATAATGAAGGAATTTTTAGCAGATGTAAACAAAACGTTTCCTGAATATAATATACAAACTGAATTAAGTGCAGAAGAATATGTAAAATTATTAGATTATTGTAAATCTGTATATCCAAAACATTTTTTAACTATTTTGTATAAAAACGAGGAGCTTTTTAAAAAAGAAGATTCGGGAGACACTTGTTTTTTGCCAAATATAGATTTTAAAAAGTTATGGAACAACGATATTACGGATAATACAAAGGAAGCGATTTGGAAATATTTACAAATTATCCTATTTATAACGGTTAATGACATAGATTCGAAAAATATGTTTGGAGATTCTGCAGATTTTTTTCAAGCAATAGACCAAGAACAATTTAAAACCAAATTAGAAGAAACCATTTTAAATATGAATAATATGTTTGATACGGATGTATCACAAAATATCCCATCTGCAGAAGATATGCATTCCCATTTAAATGACTTATTAGACGGTAAAATAGGAAATCTTGCAAAGGAAATTGCCGAGGAGACTGCTAATGATTTTAAAAAAAACGCAGGCGGGGTAGAAAACATGGATGATTTATTTAAAAATTTATTAAAAGACCCACAAAAATTAATGAAGCTTGTAAAATCAATTAGCACAAAATTAGAAAGTAAATTTAAAAGTGGTGAAATTAAAGAAAGTGAGTTATTAGAAGAGGCATCCGAGATATTAAAAAAAATGAAGACGATGCCAGGAATGAAAAACATGGATGAAATGTTTAAAAATATGGGAATGGGGAATATTCCAAAAGGTTCAGGAAAAGTAGATTTAAATGCAATGCAAAACAATTTAAGTAAAAATTTAAAAAATGCAAAACTTAAAGAGAGGTTACGAAAAAAACTAGAAGATAAAAAAGAGAATGGTTTATTAATTGATAATAAATTTATTACTGGAGAAACGATTGAAAAATCATATCTAACTGCGGATGAAACGCAGAAAAATAGCACAGGAAAGGGGAAAAAGAAACCAAATAAAAAAAAGAAAAATAAGAAGAAACGAGGGTAATTAATGTTTAATCACAAAAAAATAACAAATCATATATATAATGACAACTAATTTTTGGATTCATGATCCTGTTATTTTGTTTGATAGTAAATATATAAGTGAGGTGTGGCCTTCTGAATTTATGACATTTAATCAAAAACTAAATGCATTATCAAGAATGATTATACTTTTATCGGTTTTAGGATATTTACTTTTTAGGTCATTAAAATTTTTATTTATGGGAATTTCAGTATTATCGGTTATAATAGTAGTTAAATTTAGCAATTTTAATACAGAAGGATTTACAAATATCCAATCCATAGATGTTATGGATGAAAACAAGCAGAATGAAGATGAGATGATGAGGGAAAAAATAAATGAATATAAGAAACCAACATCTAGAAATCCACTTGGTAATGTATTACTAACAGATTATCAGGATAATCCTACACGTAAAGCAGCACCCCCCGCCTTTCATGAAGATATGAACGAAGATATAAAAATGAAAACAAAAGAAATGATAAAAGAAATCAATAGCAATAATGTTGAAATTGAAAAAAAATTATTTCAGGATTTAGGAAATAATACAAGTTTTGATTATTCGATGAGAAATTTTTATTCTACGGCCAATACACAAATACCAAACGATCAACAATCGTTTAAAGATTTTTTATATGGTGATTTAAAATCTTTCAACAAATGACGGAACACTTCTATTGCCAAAATAAAAAAATAATATATTTTAAAATTATATATGCAAAGAACAGATTATATGTTTAATGACATGTCAAGAATAGGAAATGATATGTCCGATTTAAGTCAAAAAAATGTTCAAAATGTAAAGCAAGGTAATTATCAATTAGAGAACCCTTATCCAACTGATTTGGAAATGAAATCCGGTATGTCATTTGCTTTAAATCAACCCATGTTTAATTATACAGGAACATATCAAACTTCTTTAAATGGAACGAATGTTGATACAAGTTCTCAACTATTGATTGATAAAAATTTATTGCACGATAAAGGTAAAATTTCTTTACAAGAACGACAATATTTAACGATACCATATTTAGGAAAAGGAGCGGTAGAAACAGACCTTGAAACAAAATTAAGAGCTGGAGCTCAAGAAACACATCGTAAGACCGTTACAAAATTATCAGAAAAGTCATTTATTCCACTACAGAATACGCCTATGATACCTGAAGTGTCTTCGAAAATTCAAAATCCTTCTAATCTTATAGAAGGTGCGGCTTCAAGTGGTTGGATAAGGGGAGGATTACCAAGTCGTGAATATGCAAAAAAACAACTTAACTAATAAGTATAATATAAATTTAAAAAAGATTTCATAATTAATTTATGTATAATTATGAAATAGATATCTGTTATAATACGGTTGAAGAGTATCAGGCAGAATTTTTAAGAGTATTTAGAGTGAATGATTGGGATGAAAATGCAATTTCATCAGGGAGGTATGAATTATATACTATTTTAAAAGAGGAACCTTGTTTTAAAGATATATTTTCTTATGCATGCAAAAACAGTTTTTTTAAAAATAATGACGATGATACAGAATGGGGTTTGGTAAGACTTTTTGCCGCCGATACATTTTATGAGTTCCATGCATGTATAAAGGAGTATTTTACAAATAAAAAAGTTTCCAAAAAAACCAATTTTCATATAAATAAACTAAAGGAACTTATAGATATTCCATAGTTTCATATATAAATATGAATATGAATAGTATTATTCATATTATTCATATTATTCATATTATTTATATTATTTATATACATTATATGACGTCTACAAGAAATGTTAATACATTTGGAAACTATGAACTTGAACAGAAGGAATTTAGGAGATTTCAAAATTATAATTTAGACACCACATTATCTTATGGTGAACCTTATTCGCCCGCGATACCATCTGGTGGTTCTGCTCCACCAAGTAAAATAAATAGAACAGTTTTAAGTAGTAATTCTATAGATATTGAATCCGCCTTAAGAGGAATAGGTTCTACAAATTTAGTAAAACCACAATTTCCAACCATTCCTCAACTAACATCATTAAATAGAGTAGAGTTTTTCAAAAGGTCTCCGGTTATTATGCCAGCAAAACTAGAAATTAGTAATACAGAAAGACCATTTCCAAATATAAATTCTTAAGTAATATATATTATGGCTTTAACAAGTATAAAGAATGATGCAGCAAGAATTGAAAAGGAATTACAACAAGCTACTGGCGCTGGCAGATACACATTAAATGTTCCTGGGCCCGGTGACTTTATGCCATTTCAAAATGATCCGCATATAAGATTACAAAAATGGGGAGCAAATTATAATTCAAATATAATTGATTTAGAAAATAAATTAAGAAGAGTGGATAGACCTTTAAATCGCGATGAAAATAAATATGTTTATGAAAAGGTAAATCATTTAACAACATCATATCCTTCTGTAAATATGATGACAGACCAGTCAAGGGCCACTCATCCGGCATGGTCTTATTTGGACAAACCACATCATAGGTGGGGTATGCCATTACATAATTACCAAGATAAATCCATGGTTACTTTTGCACATAATGTTAGTTCACGAACGCAACAGAAAAATATTTTTGAAAAAAACTTAGAAAATAGATAATTTTAGTATTACTTGGTATTAAAATTATCAAAAAATATAATAACATATATATAATGGCCGAAATAATAGCTTTAGCTGGTGCATTAGGTTTATATCAAACAATGAATAGTAAAGAATCATTCACGAACTATCCAGATGCAAAAAAGGAAGTATATGAAAAACCAATAAATCATTATCAAAATACTAGACAAGCAGCCCAAAATTATATGTCTCCACAAAGGTCTTCACAAGATACCGTTACCAACGTTGAATCCCAAAGGGTTACTCATGAAGACATACATGGTGGAGAACAAAATTTCAAAGGCGCACAATTTGTATCCTTAAGCGGAGATACGGTTCAACAAAGCGACTTTAGACATAATAATATGGCTCCATTTTTTGGAAGTAAAATCAAAGGTATTAATTTAGATGATAATACTGGTGAAAGCATTTTAGATAACAAAGTTGGTTCGGGTTCTCAAAGTTATAACAAAGAGGCCATAGCTCCTTTATTTAAACCTGAAGAATCTGTTCAGTGGGCACATGGTGTTCCTAACATGAATGATTTTATACAGTCACGACAGGTTACTAGTTTACAACAAAATAATACGAAACCATGGCAAGAAAAAAGGGAGGCGCCGGGATTAAAAAATGGGGAAGGGTTTCAGGGATTTAATACGGGGATGGGTTCAAGAGAAAATTGGATGCCTCGCTCTGTGGATGAGCTAAGGGTAAAGACAAATCCTAAAAAAACGTATGAACTTTCATCGCACGAGGGTCCAGCATTATCACATATACAAAATCGTGGACTTCATGGTAAATTTGAACAACATAAGCCAGATTCATATTTTATGAATGGTCCTGAAAGATATTTAACCACAACAGGAATTGAGAAAGGACAAACAAACCGGGCATTAAACATATTACCAGACGTAAACCGCATCGACACTCTGTCTTCTTACAGTGGAAATGCGGGAGGTGGGCATATGATTAAAGGCACTGCTCCTGAAAATTATGAGGGGACGATGCGCCCTCATGTATATAAGGAAAGCTTTGGTATATCTACGGGAGTAAATAATAATCCTACAACGGTGGCAAATAATGGCCGGGGTTCTCATACGGTTCTTCCTAATAATCGAGTAACTACGGACAGCGGGGATGTGTTTGGGGCGGCGGGAGGTGCTATTGGTGCTTTAATGGCGCCGGTGATGGATTTTTTGCGCCCTACAAGAAAGGAAAACGTTATTGGAAACATTAGAATTAATGGGAATGTTCAAAGGGTGGGAGCAGGTGGTGAATACGTATATCAAAAAAATGATCCAAAAACTACAATTCGAGAGATTACTGGTAGTCAGCCATATAATATGAATATTCAAAGAAATGGAACACAAAAAGGAGGATATTTGATGGACCAAAACCGAAGAATAGAAAGCCAAAGAAGTTCATTGCATGTTGAAAACTTTGGTTCGGGTAATGGTGCAAATGGCTTGCGTTTGTCAGATGCAGAATACGCACAACGTAACAATGTAAACCGCGAAACATATGCCTATACTCCTTCTGGAAAAACAGATACCTTTAACAATCAATTTAATGCGGATTTAACAACCCAGAGAGATAACACGAATTATCGCACAACGAATACAACCATAGGTCCATCTTATTCGCCAGATTTACAAACATTTGGACAATTGCACGGAAAACAAGAATTACCAAATCCAAATACGGAAAGAATCCAACCCGATTTACTGCAGGCATTTAAAAATAATCCATTTACACAAAGTCTAAGCAGTTATTAATAAGTATAAATAGTATTTAAATTATATCTATTAAATACTATTAGATGGAGTTAAATATTCATAAGGATATTAAAAAAAAATTAGATTATTTTATACAAACCCGAAAGATTCCGCATATTATATTTCACGGAGAAAATGGAACGGGAAAACGCACCTTATTGCATAATTTTATAAAGAATATTTATAATGATGATAAAGATTTAATGAACTTATATGTAATATATATAGATTGTGGACACGGAAAAGGGATTAAGTTTATACGGGAGGAATTGAAATTCTTTGCCAGAACAAATATTCATAACTCGCAAAAATTATTTAAAAGCATTGTATTATTAAACGCGGATAAACTTACCATGGACGCACAGTCGGCACTAAGACGATGTATAGAATTGTTTAGTAATAACACAAGATTTTTTATTGTAGTTGAAAATAAGTATAAGTTATTAAAACCAATATTATCAAGATTTTCGGAGATTTATGTATCACCGCCGCTAATATTGAATCAGGAAATAAATTTACATACTTATTTATTGAATAAAACCTATGATTTTAATAAATTAGAATATCAAAAGCTAGTTACAATTAAATCAATTATTAAAGATTTAACAGAAAATACTTCTTATATCGAACTAATAGAAAAGGTAGACAAATTATATAATAAAGGATTTTCGGCAATAGACATTTTAAATCATATTAAAAAAAATTATAAAGACAAATATAGAAAAAATAAAATACTTATCGTATTTAACAAAATAAGGAAGGAAATTAAAAATGAAAAAATGTTAATGTTTTTTTTATTGAATTTTGTATATTTGCGTAATGATTATAATTTAGAAAATATATCATTTATGTAAATGGATGATTATAACATACACAGTTTAACGGAATCGCGAAATGAGTGGACAGCGCGTCTTGTTACAATTATGTGTCCATTTATTATCGAAGGATTTAAATCAATATATAAGGATGCTTATAAACTTTGTATTGAGAATGATGAAGAAAATAAGTATTTAATGACATTTCAAAATTTATTGTCGAGGATACCTAAATGGAATAAGGAATTAATAGAACAGGAGGTGACAAGAATTAAAGAAAATAGCAAATGTGGTTATATTGAGGATTTGATTACTTGTGTTCACATTATTCAATTAAAGGCGTTAACCTGTATAAGAGTTGGACAGAATCAAAAGAAGGTAGATATTGATATTCCAAATTTAGCAGATTTTATTCATAAAATTTATATTTTAGTTGCTAGAAAATTATATACAAATATTTATTTATTTCAAAATAACATAAATCCATTAGAAATCCAAAAACATAATCGCGAAATAGAAATGATCATTAAAGAATGTATATTAAATGCAATAAGAGATACTATTCCAATTGAAACAATACTTCGTTCCTATTTAGATGAAGTAACAGAAGAAACCGTAGAGGTAGAGGAGGAGTTTATTCCTGCGGAGGATACTTCAGAGGTGGGTTCAGAGGTGGGTTCAGAGGTGGGTTCAGATGGAGAGTCTACGGTTGATGGTGAAAATAAAGATTCAAACACTAAATCTAGTAATAATAATATTATTATTGAAGAAGTAATGAATAATTCGGATTCCGATCCGATAAAAATAAAAGACAATGATAATCTAGTGATTAGTGATGATAACTATGGTATTATGTTGGATATTAAAAATTTAAATGAAAAAGAAGAATCTAATACAAAAAATGTAGAGGTTGAACCAAATGTAGATATATTAACAAAAGAAGAACTATTACAACCAACTCCAGAAATGCCAAGTATAACAAACCCAATTGTAAATGATAATAAACCGGAGGTTAATTTTTCTAATAATGTAGATATAACAGAAATTGAAGGACTTGATGATTTAGAAGATGATAAAATAAAAATCGAAGACAGTGATTTAAAATTAGATGACATTGTTTCACTAGATGCCTTAGATTCGGACCCATCTTTGCTTGGAGATATTGAAACTCTTAGTTAATTCGTTAAATATGAATGAATGTATTATTATTATATAAAAATGAAAGATTTTATAATGTTGAGTCTTGTAATCTCATTGTTATTTTTTACAATGAAGGTTTTTGAGGTTAAAATGATAAAAAAGGGAGAAGTTGATTTTAAAAGTTTAGCAACTGAATCAATGTATGTTTTAGTTGCGGCAGGAATGTCCCAATTTGTAATGTCTCAAATTGGCGATATGTCAGGCTTGTCTTCTATGATTGGAGGTGACGGCGAACTACCATCTATTCCTGGAGCTTTTACAAATGAACCAGAATTTTAATTCTTTAAACAAAATAAATCATTTAAATTATATAAACTTATATATAATTTAAATACAAGACGGAATAGCGTCTATATTTATTATTTTTATTTTCTTATTTAGTTTTTTCTTGGATACTCTATATTTATCAAACATAAGTCGTTCAAGTTGAATTTCTGGAAGATGATTATGAACAGTTCTGGAAATCATTTTATAAAGTTTAAATTCTGGATATCGTTCTTCTCCATTATTTTTGTATAAAACATTTTTCTTTTTATCGTCTTCGCACCATTCCAATATTAAAGATTGTAGGTTATCACATTCTCTTCTATCTTTTATACATTTAATATTATCTATAAAATAATCAAATAAAGAACAACCTAATCTACATAAATCAAAACTTTTATTAGGTTCTACCTTTGGTTTTTTTTCATTATAATATGGTTCAAAATTATATTGTGTAGCGGCATCACCTTTACTTGAAAAACTGTCACTGGCAATTAAATTTCCGGAAAATTTAAAAATTGCTCTTCCAAAGTCTATTATTTTCCATATTTTCCCAAAAGTGGAAATTTTATATGTTTTACTGTTGTAAGTATAATATAAGAATTGTTTTTCTGTAGGAGTAAACATTATATTATTGGTATGTAAATCATTATGAGTAAAATCAAATGCTTTTTGATAAGTAATCAAGGTAAATATAATTTGAAGAAGAATGCATTCCCATTCTTCTTCTTCAAGTTCATTTTTAAGCATATAAGAATCTAGGGTTTGTTCACATTTTTCTAGCATAATAACATTTACTGGAAATTTATTAATATGCGCACATATCTCTCGTTCGTCACTTTCATCGCTTTCATCACTTTCGCTACCATCATCACTTTCACTATTATTTTCGCCTTCATCTTCGCCATCCGTTTCGGATTCTGTATGTGAGCTTCTTGAAGAACAGGTTAAACTAGAACATCGCGAATCCTTTTTGGTTGTATTAAATGATATATCAAAGCAATTTAAACTTAAATCGTTTAAATCCATTAAATTTACGATAGGTAGGTTAACATCTGTTTCTTTATTATTTTCTAATGAAGAATTTGAAACCTCTTCTATAGTAAGAGGCTCTATTTCATCTCCTGATATATTTATTTTTTTTTTATTATTATTAGAATCATAATTTGAAAGTTCATCATAAAAATCCTCATCAATCTCAAAATGAACATTCTTACTTTTGTGAAAATCTTCAGAATCATTTAAAAAATCAATGTCATCATAAATATTAAATTTCATACGGTTGTGATTTGCAAGATATGACCCATAGAAATCGACAGAATTTAAAAACTTATATTCATGTAAAAGTTTACTTGTTAAAAAGGAAAAAAAACCATCAACATAAGCACAATTATTATAATCTTCTAATTTTGATTTTGTTTTAGAATCGGTCGTATTTTTAATTAATTGTGGAAGTGCGAATAATGAATCTATATCAAAGTCGTATTTACCGATCATGTATTTTATAGGGTCTAGTAATGGAGCAAATTTAACAAAAACTTCTTTGTTTTGAAAATTTTTTTTATTTCCAATTTTACACAAGTAAACAGAAAAGGTTTTTTTTTCTAAAATACTTGATAATTTATATTGTTGATTTAACGTGATTTTGTTGTAGTTGTTTTCTGTTAGTTTAAAATATTTTGTATAAATAGGATTATACTTTTGAATATTTTCAACATTAAGATAATCTATATTTTCTAAATCATCCTCACAATAATCGTAGTTTAACGATAATTCATTCATTGTTTTTAATATATATTAATTTACCTATTTTTAAACTAATAATGCGTTTTTAAATAATGTATTTTTTGTAATTGTTTATATTATGACTCTTGAATTAAAAAAATTCGATATGCGAAGTATAAAATTCGAAGCTACTGGTGCAGGAGGGAGTGGGCCGGTTATTGTTTTAATTGGTCGTCGTGATACCGGAAAATCTTATTTAGTAAGAGATATTCTATTTTATCAACAGGATATTCCTATAGGAACCGTGATTTCGGGAACAGAGGCGGGAAATGGATTTTATGCAAAACATGTTCCAAAATTGTTTATTCACGATGAATATAATAGTGCAATTGTTGAAAATATTTTAAAACGACAAAAGCAGGTTATAAAACAGATAAAAAGAGAAACAGAGGCCTACAAAAAATCTAATATTGATGGTCGCACATTTGTTATTTTGGACGATTGTTTGTATGACGCGGGTTGGACGAAGGATAAAATGATGCGATTGTTGTTTATGAACGGACGTCATTGGAAGGTAATGTTGATAATTACGATGCAATATCCTCTTGGTATTCCGCCAAATTTAAGAACGAACATTGACTACGTCTTTATTTTACGTGAACCCTATATTGCAAATCGCAAAAGAATCTATGAAAATTATGCGGGAATGTTTCCAACATTTGAATCTTTTTGTCAAGTTATGGACCAGTGTACGGAAAATTATGAATGTCTTGTTATTCATAATAATGCAAAAAGTAACGCATTAAAAGATCAAATTTTTTGGTATCGTGCAGAACCGCATGGAAATTTCAAGCTAGGATCTAAGGAATTCTGGGAAATGTCAAAAGATATCAATTCCGACGAGGAAGATGAGATGTATGATCCAAATTCAAATCGTAAAAAATCAGCAGGACCAAGAATTAATGTTAAAAAATCAAGATGGTAATAAATAAATATACGTATATATATATTTATTTACTTTGTTTACTTTATTTAATCTACTTTTTCTAAATTATCATTTTCATCATTGGTTTCCTCATCATTGGTTTCCTCGTCATTGGTTTCCTCGTCATTGGTTTCCTGTGTTTCTGTAACTGCAGTTGGTTGACTTTTTAATCTTTCAAGTGGACTAGGATGATTTGGGTCACTTAGTAAACGGTCACGATTAATATTTTCTTCGTCGAATAATTCTTTGCGAACATCAAGTAACGGAACTTCACTATTTTTTTCATTGTTAACACTGTAAAGATTTCCATCGCTGTCAACATTTTGTGTAAGTTTGTTATTATTTTCAATTGCAATTTTCTTATTTTCTTCAATTGCTTTTATTTTAGCATCTTTAACCCGTTGTTCAAACTGCATCTTGGCAGTTTTTTCATTTTTATCTTTTTCGTGCATTAAACGATTTAATTCATCTTCTATATGTTCAACCCGACCAGTTTTATATGCATCTGGTTCCCACGGCATCCACAATCCAACCGGGCCTACATAAACATCATGATTTGGATCCAATTGTTGTAAAACTTTAGAACGAATCTCTGCTTCTTTTTGTGTTTCAAAAACACCACGAACCTTTATACCACGAACATTAGTTTTAAAATCATGTTCTTCATTGAATTCGTTCTCCAACTTTTCTTCATATTTATCAATGAAATTCTTATATTCATCTTCCACAGTATGTGATAATAAATTTGGATGTTCTTCTTTTACAAATTCCTTTAAATCATTTTGCACATCTTCCGCCGAAAGATTGTATTTAAAACATAAAAAATTTGTAAATTGGTTGTATTTTTCCATTGATTTTTGAAAATCCCAATTCTTTAGGAATTTGTCAAATAAAAATAACGACTTCTCCTTTAATATTTTTTCGGGAGAAACAAACGAAACACATACAAATTTCTGTCCAGGCAAAGGCTTATCTTCCTCTAATAAATCAACTAATTTAGGAGATTCTTCCATATACTAATTATAATATGTATGATTTAAATACTTTTTTGAAAAATATTTTATCTTTACCATTATTATAATGAATCAATTGGATCTTGGCGAACTTATTAAAAGAGCGATTAAATATCTCGTTGAAGGTATTATGGTTGGTATTGTTGCTTCGGTTATCCCCAAACAAAAACTTAAGCTTGAAGAGGTTGCTTTAATTGCGCTAACCGCCGCGGCTACTTTCTCTATTCTTGACACCTATGTTCCTTCCATGGCTGCCTCCGCACGTTCAGGGGGCTGGCTTCGGGATTGGTGCCAATCTTGTTGGATTCCCAAAATAAATCCATATATAATCTATAAATAATAATTGAATTCATATTATTATTTATAATGTTGGAATAAATTCCCAGTTTAATTCCTTGCATATTTTTTTCCAAATATCATCTTGTTCAATCCTTTTTTCTCGGTCTTTTAAAACCGGAAAATAGGGTAAAAATTGTCTTTCGTTTAATAATTCACATAATTTAGAAATTGTGTAATAATAATTAAGAAAGTTTACGCGCCCATCTGGACAGTATTTAGCATAAGGTGCCTGAATCTCCATAAACAAATTACATAATTTATCCTCTAATTCTGGACTCATAATCGGTGGTTTAATACCCAATTTTTCTTTAATAAAAGGTATATGTTCATAATATTTACTGTAGCCTAATTTCTTTAAAATCTCTTTAGCCCTTTTATTTGTAAGAGATTCAACGGTTATTCTTTCTTTTTTCATTTGAAATGTAATATCTTGTATTACTATTTCCGGAATTTGTGTAGATTCTTTAGCCTGAAATTGCGCCAAAATCTCTCTAAAATGATTAATTCTTTTATATGCATAAAAACATACCTCTTTTGGAGGTTCTTTGTAGGATGGTTTCTCATTTTCAATAAGAAACTGGTAATGTTTACCACATTTGGAATTATTGCATACCATAATTCCCTCATGTTCAACCGGAATCATTTCCCCTTTATTACAAGATCTACACACATCTGTATCTGAAATAAAATTATTAATATTGATAAAACTATCATCAATATTCTTTAAATAATTCTGTAAATTACTATTCATATTTATATCATTTTCAGTCTTTTTTTCTTTAATATTAAAAAAAGAATTTAACACTGTTGCATTGCTATTACCATTAGCAATATCCTTTTTATCCTCAAAATAATTAAAAATATATTTTGAATTTTTTAAATAATATTGTTTTTGTTTTTCTTTTATTTTACGAACTTGCTCTTTTAATTTATGAATTTCGTCTTTTATATCAAGACTGGTTTCCAGTGAAATATTGGTTTCTTCTAATTTGTTTTTAAATATTCTAATTTTCTTTTTTAATTTTGGAATAACAACCTCATTTTCATTTTGAAATTTTTCTGTTATTTCCTGGTGTTTGTTATCTAATGTTATTGTATCTTTCTCGCTAACAATAATTTTCTTATTTGTTTTTGGCTTAAAATTAGGCATATATTATTAATTTATATTCATTTTTTTATATTTTTATAATATTTAAGAATAATTTCCATTAACTTTTTCTAATTATGAATTAATGGACATTAATGTATCAGATTTAGATTTTAATAGCATAAAAGATATACATTTAAAAAAAATGATTTTTATTTACAATGCCCTTCAAAATGGTTGGTCTGTAGTAAAAAATGAAAATACGTATATTTTTAAAAAAAATCATGGAGGTAAAAAGGAGATTTTTTTAGATGATTATTTAAGACGATTTATGGAAGAAAATTTAGACATGAATTCTCTATTAAATGACTGAAAAAATAATTAAATTAATATAATAAATTTTTTTTCTTTAGCAATATTATAACTATGGGAGGAGGACTTATGCAATTAGTCGCTTATGGCGCTCAAGATGTATATCTTACTGGAACCCCCGAGATTACTTTCTGGAAGGTGTCCTACAGACGCCACACTAACTTTGCCATGGAAGTCCATTGAGCAGACTTTCAACGGTCAAGCCGATTTCGGCCGCCGTGTAACATGCACCATCTGCCGCAATGGTGATCTTGCTTACCGCACCTACCTTCAGGTCACTCTTCCTGAGATCAACCAAGTAGCATGGCTACCACGTCTATGCCCGCTGGTTGGACTTCCCTCGGTGAGCAACTTATCTCCAAGTTGAGGTTGAGATTGGTGGTCAACGCATTGACCGTCAATACGGTGACTGGATGCACATCTGGAACCAGCTTACCCTTTCCAAGGAACAAGAAGCTGGTTACCACAAGATGATTGGTAACACCACTCAGCTTACCTACATCACTGACCCTACCTTCGCTGATGTTGCTGGACCCTGTGCTGCATCGACCCTCCCAAGTCTGTGCTCCCCGCAAGGCTCTTCCTGAGACCACTCTTTACGTTCCTCTTCAATTCTGGTACTGCAGAAACCCTGGTCTTGCTCTTCCCCTCATCGCTCTTCAATACCACGAAGTCAAGATTAACATTGACCTCCGCCCTATTGATGAGTGCCTCTGGGCAACCGATGACATTGCTTGCGCCAGTGGCTCCAGTGGTAAGGCCACCTCTGCTTACTCGCAATCGCTTGTCGCTGCTTCGCTCTACGTTGACTACATCTTCCTTGACACCGACGAGAGACGTCGCATGGCCCAAAACCCCCACGAATACCTCATCGAGCAACTTCAATTCACTGGTGATGAGTCGGTAGGTTCGTCGTCCAACAAGATCAAGCTCAACTTCAACCACCCTTGTAAGGAGCTTATCTGGGTTGTTCAACCTGACCAAAACGTTGACTACTGCGCATCGCTTGATTGCGCCACCCCTCTTTTCAAGCTTCTCGGCGCCCAACCTTTCAACTACACCGATGCCTACGATGCTCTCCCTAATGCGTTCCACGCGTTCGGCGCCAAGGATGCTCTTGACGGCATGATTCATGCCTCCGGCTTCTTCGACAATCCTGACGCTGATCAGCTCGACAGCACCACCGCCGCTTCAGCCGACGATGGATTCACCTCGGGACTTCAAGGGGCAGCCGGCGATGACACCACTGGTGGCTCGCTTGTATCCGACGCGGGCACCTTCGTTCTCGCCGAAACCGCCCTCAACATGCACTGCTGGGGACAAAACCCTGTTGTCACCGCTAAGCTCCAACTTAACGGACAAGACCGCTTCTCGGAGCGTGAGGGCACCTACTTCGACCTCGTTCAACCATTCCAACACCACACCCGCACCCCCGACACCGGCATCAATCTCTACTCGTTCGCTCTCCGCCCTGAAGAACACCAACCTTCGGGCACCTGCAATTTCTCGCGCATTGACAACGCGACCCTTCAACTTGTTCTCTCGAACGCCACTGTTGAGGGCACCGCGACTGCTAAGGTAAGAATCTACGCGGTCAACTACAACGTCCTCCGTATCATGAGTGGTATGGGTGGCCTTGCTTACTCAACTAAGATCTCATTATCTTATTTTATTATTTAATTAAATCATTATTCATTGTAATAATTAATAATTATACTAATTCAGTTGGTGCCTTATATGCAAAGGTAAAGGATTTGTCCGTTCTTTATTATGATTTTTTGGATCCTTTTTTTTCCAATCTTCTGGCGCCTTAACCACGGAATCATATTTTACTACTATAATCTGTCCATTGTAATTTAACATCACCGCAATACGAGTCTTGTCACGATTTATTTCTACAACCTGACAAACTCGTCCATTCGCACCGTCCTGTTTTGAACGAACGGTTAGTGCTACATAACCACCCTTTCTTGGCGACCATACAGTTGCTTTCTTTGTGGTCTTCTTTGCTGTCTTTTTGGCGACTTTCTTAGCGCCTCCGTTTTGACGAGAACTTTTACGTTTCATTTATATAACAATATAAAATAAATATATATATTGTTAAATTACTTATACGGAACTATCCGCCGCAGGTTCTGTGGATGCTTGTTCTTCACTTGTAACAATCTCATTTGAGATAATCTTAATACGATTTAAGCATCTCTCGGAGAAGTTCTTGTTTTGATCCAAGAATTTGCCCAATCTCTCTATGTAAGAATTGAATTCTAAGGTTAACTTCTGTTTTTGACTTTCCAAATTCATGATCAGGTTCCCTACACTAAATCCCCTATTTTCTCTTTCCGTTGCTCGAGAGATTTTATCATCAAATGAACCAATATCTTCTGCTAACTCTCGTAAATTACTAGTTGTGCAATTAATTAATGCAAAAATTTCATTCATATCATATTTTGCATAAGGGTCCTCTATTTCCGCAGGAACTCCTTCTACGGACTCGCCTTCCGGCCCAGTCGCCGCAGGATTTGCAACCATTGCTGGAGGATATGCGGTCATATTACGAAACTTACGTTGTTTGACATCCTCTTTTGTAGAACCAACCGGTATTTCTTCAATCGCAAGAGCATTTTCTATTATACCATCACAATATTTGTATAAATCCCCATATAACTTTTTAATGTAAACATCCTTCATATGAACAAAAAAATTTAAATCTATTTCTAATGAGCTCTTTTGAAATCCCAGTGTATCTAAAGAAGTTCCTGTATCATAACCACGAGCTTGGTCTGCCAATACCTCATTTTCAAAATCCTTTATTGATAATATATCACTCTCTAAATTACCAATAAATTTGTCCATTTCTGCATACTTGGCGTTAATTATATTTAACGTATCGTTGTAACTGTCCGAATCTATTTTATCTCTTAAACTACTATCATTCGGTTTTATTGCGGTCATTATAATATTTCAAACCAAATTATTTTTCACAAAAATAATAATTTAATTTCGTATACATACACTAACAAAAACACATGAAGTTTTTATCCTCCTCTATTTCCTGTCCAAAAATATATCGTAGATAATAATACCAATGTATTATATATAAAGTCTCATTTAATTCGGTTAATGTTATAAGTAAGAGGCCTGAATTCCCCCTTTTTCTAAAAAAGCACGAATATCTTTTCGCAACGTTTTTATTTCAGCAAGCCTTTTTCGCACATTAACGCACTTTTCAGAATTAACAACTTCTAGGCATGCCTTATTTCTCTCCGTTAATTCATTTGAAAAATT